TCTAATGTAGGTATCTAAAAGGCTTTTGTAATTACCTGAAATAGAACTATCACCAACGTCTGAAAGTATCTTATTAAATAACTTAGTTCCAAGATACTGCTGTAAGTGAATGTCTTGAGCCAATTTAATAAATGGTGTCATGTACGCTTCCTCTACACTTCCGTTTAGGTGTGTATAGCGCTTGATGTAGTCGGGGTTAAGTAGTAATACGTCTGCCATAATCAGTTTAATTTACCTCTTGAAGGTGTGTCTATTGGTGCGGTGTTAGCTTCTTTCCAACCTTTTTTCTTATCCTTTAAAGGAATGTTAGGAGTACCGCTTACTTCTTCATCGTTCTTTAATCCTTCGTTCGGTAGGAACTTTCCACCCTTACGCTTTCTAAAGTAGATTTGTCTAATCCATTTGTGATGGCAATAAGCACCGCCTTTGAACTTCCATATTGAATACTCGCTTTTTCCTTTAGGTGCAAATTCTGCATTCACCCCATCCATGCTTTGGATGTCCTCGAAGCGATAAACTACACCGTTCTTTGAATTGGCTACCATGTTCTTACAAAACAGCCTTGACTTGTCTGAAAGGTTCTGAGAGTATCTGTATCTAATCTTATAAAGACCCGTGTCGATGTCGCTTTTATCGTCAGGGTTAGCAAACCTCTTAAAGAAGTCAACCTTTTCCATGTGGATTAAATGCTCATCTTCGCTTACGTCTTCTTCTTTGATTAAATCCCATTCTTCGTTATCAATAATCTCACCTACGTTTTCAAGGTAAGCAAGCCACTTATCTTCATCTTCTGAGACTTCCGAAAGTAGTAAAGGCTCTCCGATTATTTGCCCTCTTTCATTATACCCACACTCGAATAAAATAGTGTTAATGGTTTCATCTATCAAGTCTCTGAAAGGTTGTATAACGTCTCTTTCAAAAATCTGCATTGAAACCTTTATTTCTTCGGTTGCTCCAAGTTGCCCCGCTGTTTTTACACCAAATAAAGCGGGTGAAGTAACCCTATGCCCTATCATTATTTTATCAGTACATTCCCTTGAAATGAACTCGTATTGGTTGTGAGCATCTGACAAATCGAAAGGTTGCATATCGGGGGCAGTATCTCCACCATCCGAAAAGGTCATAATGAACTTTCCAGCGTTACTTGCTCCCGTTAGTTGTCTTGTGAAATCTTGTCTAATTTCTTGGCGTTTCTCAGGGCTTGGGATACCGTTCTTCCAGTGAATAGCAAAACTCGGTGCCATGCCGTTATTGATGTTGTTATTGTGAAAGATTCCTACTTGCTTATCAACTTCAATCCAATCTACTGCTGCTCTATAATCAGGTCGTGCGTAGTAATTAGTGCCAATCGAAAAAGGCTTAACGCAAAGTAATTGAATAGGCTGCTCATTTTTTAACGATGGATTAAAGTTGGGTATTACTTGCTTTGCGCTTCTCGTGTCTTCCCAATTCAAGCAGTGATAATAAGTAGATACATAGCCTTCTTCGTCCATGTGTCCGCTTCTTATTCTCTCAAAAGGTATATGTTCAACCTTTTTGATTTTACTTCTATCTAAGCTCCACGTAATTTCAAGATAAAACCCTCCTTGTAATTTAAGGTCTAAACAAGCGTTACGCATTGTTTTATTTAGACCTAGCTTTTCAATCTCTAGTTGTGCTGCTCCCTCGGCTTTGATACCTTCTCCAAAAATCATATTAGCAATGGAAGTAACTAAAGCACCATGTACCGCACTCGAATTGTAAAGCCCTATCAGATATTGAGGAAAAAGATTATCGTGTCCGTAATCTATCCAACCTTTGTTGTTTATTTTTTCCTCCGAGTTACGAGATTCGTATTTCGCTAGTTGTAATGCTTCAATCATTGTAGTAGATTATTGCGTCAGGTATGGTAATATCAGGCACGTTGTAGTATTCTTGCTCTGTTTGAACATGAACTACACCTCTTTCAACTACTCCAACCGTGTTAGATGGGTCTAAGTTAGTAGCTGAATTTTGCCCGTAAATAGTATAGTAAAATTGACCCGTTTGAGTTAATAGAATAGAAGAGTTCAAAGGGTCGTTTGCATCTGTTGAAATTATCGCTTTAGAATAACGCTCATTAGATGTCTCAATATCAAGAATCAAAAACCAATCTTCCCCACTTACTACGTTTTCAATCTGCATTAGATAAGTGTCAAATGCTGGTAAAAATCTTTTACCCTCTTGAAGTGTCATATACACCTCATTGTTAGCCGTGTTTGGGAGTAGTTTTATCATGTCAAAAAAAAGGGGTAGGTATTATCCCACCCCTCCAAAGTTAGTGAATAAATGCTTAGTAAGACGGGCTAATAGTAACAATACCCGTAAGACCTGAAACTACTGTGCTATCCGCAAGGTTAGGACCGAAAGGACAAGGGGCTACTTCCTCGGCTGTAAACACCAAGTTATACCCGTTCAAGTCTCCAGTTGCAGCACCAGTTCCGATGTTTCCACCAGTTGCTTCTGCGCTTCTCTTTAAGCCCATTACATGCCAGTTATCGTTGTTGTCTCGAACAATGATAGAAAGGCAATTACGCAATACATTGGTAAGTTCTGCTGTAACACTAGCCTCTTGTTTAGCCATGTTGACAGTCAAAACTTGCTCATAAAAGATAGTACCATTTTCAACACTGCTTTGCACGTTTTGAGCTAAAGAAGCAGAGTTCTTTGTAACCGCCCAACGATAGAAAGTAGTGTCGCTTGTTATATCTGCAATAGCACCCGCACTGACAGCCCCATAAGTAACATCATCGAAGGCACAAAGGAGGATTTCCTTTACACCACCAATACCGTCTTTACAAGGTTTCGCACGACCGCTTGTTAAATCGCAAGCCATATTTTTTAGTATTAATAAAGGGAAAGGGCAAAAGCCCTAACCCTTATAAAGTGAATAATTAGGATGCTCTACGTACTACTCCGATGTCAGCAAGTACACCTACTTGACAACCTCCAGTGAAACGCATTGCTACACGAACATTGTCAGAAGCATTTGTCTGTGTCATGTCTACAACCACCGCTTGGTTAAAGTCGTTAGTGGTATCTGTACCGAAGAACAAGTTCTTGGTCTGCGCTCCTAACAAAGTGTCGTTAGGGAATCCAGCTGGTACAATGATGTTGTAACCCAAGTAACTTGTTGGGCGGTCTTGACCCACGAAAGGTGCAACCCCTCCAGCTACTCCGATAGAAGCCATAGCTCTGTGAAGCAAGAACAAAGACTTTCTACTCATGTAGATAACTGTCTCAGCGTCTCCTTGGATTGCATCAGGCAAACCTTCTACAAGTGTTTGAAGGTGTGTCAAGATACCAGTAGTTGCGTTTGCATCTGCTGTAAATGCTCCCGCTTCTGTTGATTCAAAACCTGGAGTACCCGCTACAATTTTATTCAAGATACCGTCAAAGGCATTATAAGTAGTTCCCACTGCTCCACCATCGGTGTAATCGTAGTTACCTTGCCAAATGTTATTCTCGATAGCAGCTTGTACAGTGTTTGCCAAGTGAAGCAAAAGGAAGCTCTCGAAGTTCGGAGGAAGTTGGTCGTTGATGAATCCGTTTCCAGTTTGCATTGCTTCCCAATCTCTACGAAAATCTTTCTTGCAAAGTTCCTCATTTACCATAAGGTCAGTAACTTCCAAGATACGCTCGTCCAAGTCCAAAGAACCCGAAGTAGGTGTGAAGTCGCATGAAGCAGCCTTAACAGTACCACCGCTAAGAACCTTCATTACTGCTTTGTATTTCACCCCATCTTTCAAGGTGATAAAGTTGTTTGCAATACTATCCGCAGAAAGGATTGCTGGAGCAATATACGGTAACGCTAACTCGCCCGCATAAGTGCTTGAATTGATGTCGAATGATTGTGCCATCTCTTATTTGAATTTATTAAATAGTGCCGTTACACGGGCTTTTGAGTTCATACTTGAAAGCTCCTCACGAGTTACGCTAGGCTTCTTTACTTCTGCCTTTGGTAGTCCTTTGTAAGAAAAGTTTTCTTTTACTTTTTTAACCTCATTTTTAGAAGTCTCAACCTCTTTTTTAAGGTTGGTAATTTCATCGTCTTTAGCTTTTAGCTGCTCTGAAAATTCACCTTTCAAAACATTAATCGCTTCTTCAACGATTTTCAAAGCCTCTTCTTTGGTGAAGCCTTGTGGTTCTTCCGAAGCCTCTACTTCTTCTTCAACCTCTACTAAGGAATCAAGAATACCATTCTCCAAGACGATAACTTTCTTGCCATCCTCTAGCGTGTACTCCCCAACGGGAACTGGGATTTTCTCCCCTTCGTCGTTCAAGATGTACACATTAACACCCGCTTCCCACATTTCTGCGTCCGTGGAGATAATAGTACCATCCTCTAAAGTAGCATCTAAGAATTTTACTTCTTCTGCTTTTAGATTCAAGTTGTATTTCTTGAACAACTCATTAATTTTTTCTGAAATCATAATAAGTTATTTTATATATCTATAACAGAAAGCCTAGGAATGTTCGGATTTGAGTAAGTTTTCTAACTCTTGGATCACATCGCTTGAAAAGTTCTCTTTGATTTTCAAAAATGCTTCAATGGAGAAACCTTTAACTTTTCCCGTTTTTACAAAGTCATTCCATATCACATCATTATCCACCTTTACAGCCACCATCCATGTGCCTTCAGGGAGGTTTAATCCAAAGTTCATG